ACATTTGTTGCCATCTAGATCCCCTTTGCGTGGTGGTCTAGAGCATTACCGTAATATCGTCCTGATGGCGTCCGAACAAAACGCTATTAAGTCAGATTACTTGGCTTCTGTAGATGCAGCTGTTAAAGCCGGTGTTCCACTGACTAAATCAGCGGCAATTAAAGCAGATTTTGAAGGAAGAGGCTTACCTTCCGATCAAGTTCGTATTAACACTATTTTAGATGACATTGCGGGACAACCATCCCCTAAAACAAGCCGGGATGTCCGCAAATCACTAACTCAAAACCCGAAAGTAACTCCAAAAGGGGAAAAGTTTAGACTTATTGACGACTTTACACCGGCTCAACGCCGTGCATTAAATGCTACCCCAAATTGGGATATTAAAGAAAATCTTATACGTCAGTTCCGTGGTTTACCTGTTTTAGGTGTTGCGGTTGGCGGCGGTATTGCGGCAACGCAGTTAATGCAGGGCAAACCAGCAGCTGCAGCAGAAACATTGTTTGACACCGCTGTATCTGAAATTCCGATTGTTGATGTTGTCTTAGAACCTGCTTCAACTGCTAATGCTACGTTAAAAGGTCGAACTGATCCTAAAGCTTATGCTGCTCAATACAAGAAAGAACGGCAAAAAGCTAAACAAGAGCAATCTAATTTTATTACAAACACCCTAAAACTAATTAGTGACGCTATATGAGCAACGTCCTAGCCGCCCTACAGGGCGATTTTAAAGTATTTCTACAAGCCCTGTGGTCGCAACTAGACCTGCCTGAACCGACCAGAGCACAATACGCCATTGCCGACTACCTCCAACACGGACCAAAACGACTACAGATCCAGGCGTTTCGTGGTGTCGGTAAAAGTTGGATTACTGGTGCTTTTGTGCTTTGGACTCTTTTTAATAACCCAGAAAAGAAGATCATGATTATTTCCGCTTCTAAGGAGCGGGCAGACAACATGTCGATCTTTCTTCAAAAACTTATCATTGAAACACCTTGGCTTAAGCACTTGCAGCCTAAGTCGGATGACGCCCGTTGGAGCCGGATTAGCTTCGACGTTAACTGCTCACCGTCCCAGGCTCCGTCCGTTAAGTCTGTCGGTATCACCGGTCAACTGACTGGTAGCCGTGCCGACCTGATGATTCTTGATGACGTGGAGGTGCCAGGCAACTCAATGACTGAAATGATGCGTGAGAAGTTGCTTCAACTCTGTACGGAGGCTGAGTCAATTCTTACGCCTAAGGACGATTCCAGGATTATGTACCTGGGTACCCCACAGACAACCTTTACCATCTATCGTAAACTTGCGGAACGTAACTACCGCCCATTTGTTTGGCCAGCTCGTGTTCCCCGTAAGTTTGCTAATTATGAGGGGCTTATCGCTCCTCAGCTCCAGGAAGACGTAGATATGGGTGCCGACCCTTGGAGTGTAACTGACCCTGACCGATTTAGCCATGAAGATCTCCTCGAACGTGAAGCAGCAATGGGACGCAGCAACTTTATGCTGCAGTTCATGCTCGATACTAGTCTCAGTGATGCGGAAAAGTTCCCACTTAAGATGGCTGATCTTGTCGTCACCAGTGTTAATCCTAAGTCCGCTCCTGATGACATCATCTGGTGCAGCGACCCTAGAAACGTCATCAAAGAACTTCCGACTGTTGGGTTACCTGGAGACTATTTCTACTCTCCAATGCAGCTCCAAGGAGAGTGGGGTCCTTACGCCGAAACAATCTGCTCAGTTGACCCGTCGGGTCGTGGCACTGATGAAACGGCAGCAGCTTATATCTCCCAACGAAACGGTTATTTGTACTTGCACGAAGTGCGAGCTTATCGAGACGGATACTCAGACAATACGCTTTTGGACATTTTAAAAGGGTGTAAGAAGTTCGGGGTAACCAAGCTTGTTGTTGAAACTAACTTCGGTGACGGTCTTGTAGCCGAGCTATTTAAGAAACACCTACAACAGACACAACAAGGAATTGACGTAGAAGAAGTACGAGCTAATGTCCGAAAAGAAGAACGTATTATTGATGCCCTTGAGCCTATCCTTAATCAACACCGCCTTGTTGTTGATCGTAATGTCATCGACTGGGACTACAACTCAAATAAAGACGACGCTCCAGAAAAACGTCTCCTCTATATGCTCTTCTATCAGATGAGCCGTATGTGTCGGGAAAAAGGTGCAGTAAGACATGATGACCGTCTTGACGCACTAGCACAAGGTGTTAAATACTTCACAGACGCCATGTCTATCTCGGCACAAGAGGTAATAAAACAGCGAAAACGTGACGACTGGAACGACTTACTAGAAGCCTTTATAGACGACCCACAACAGGCGACAAACCACCTTGCTTTAGGTATGAACTTAGAGCAAAGAAGACAAGCAAGAGGATTTTCTAAAGGCCAGTCACCAACTTGGATTTGAACATCCCTGCCTTATACAGGAAGAAGGGTGGACTTCCTGTGGGGGAGGAGACCATAAATCTCCTCCTTCTTTTCCGACAGTAAACCGAACAAGGTTTATTTTTCCACCATTATCCCCACCACTAAATACGGCTTGTTTCCGTTTTACTACTGTATGTCCACCGACCACCACACCGTAGAACTTATTCACTTTACTCCTAAAGGTGATGAGTTAATAGCTTATATGGCACGTGTTAGCAATCCAGCTAATCAGAACAACACTAAGACTAGTGCTAAGCTTATAAGCTATTTAATTGAACACAAACACTGGTCACCCTTTGAAATGGTGAACATGTGTGTAGAGATCGAAACTACTCGGTCAGTAGCAGCTCAAATACTGCGTCACCGTTCCTTCTCCTTCCAAGAGTTCTCTCAACGCTATGCTGATGCATCACTGCTTGGTACTGGCGTTATGCCGGAGTTACGCTTGCAAGACCCGGTTAACCGCCAGAATAGCATAGAAATAGAAGAGGAAGACCTATTCCTTAAACAAGAGATTAAACAACTCTATAAACATTCGGAACAGATTTACAAAAAACTGTTAGAAGCAGGAGTAGCAAAGGAATGTGCAAGGGATGTCTTACCACTCTCTACTCCTACCCGTATGTACATGAACGGTACCCTACGGTCCTGGATACACTACTGTGACCTTCGGTGCGCTAACGGCACTCAAAAAGAACATAAAATAATAGCAGACCAAGCTAAACAACTTATAGCAATGTGCTTCCCCGCTTGTTATGCAGCTGTGTGGTCATGATTAAGCTTGTTATTGCTGTTTTAATCGGCTTTACACTGGTAGAAACGGTTCATACTGGCTATCACTGGAATAACTGTCCTAAACCTAGAATTTTTAACAGAAATTTCTGAACCCTTATATACGTTAAGGCAGGACGCATTTACCCCGTGCCGGGGTCAGCGGCTGAGCGCCAGGCGCACGCACAGGCACCCCTAAGCGTGTGTCAGTGCTCGCCCGTAGTAACCCGCGTAACACCGGCGAGAGCCGGCTCACAGCCGCGTACAACCGGCTCTCAGCGGCATTTGACTGGGCTGAGACCGCTGACCCTGTCTCGATTTCTCGCGATCTGTCGGCGATTCATCAGTACATTTTATGGGACAGATAAGCAACGGTTATAAGCCAGTCACCGCAACGGTTTCCGCCCAGCAAACCACGGTGATAAGCATCGCTAATGGGTTGAGCCGCCCCAAACCGCCGCTGAGGCTGTATTGTGGGTAGGCAGCAGCTGGCTTGACGGTTGCGTAGCTCGACTCTCCCTGAAAGGGTGAGGAGAGTCTCGCAACTTCAACCGCCAGCTCTGCTCAGAACCTTGACAACTGCATAAGCACACCGCTTCCAGAGCAACTGGTAGACAGCGACGACCGGCATGGGTTCTTGACCGGGAGGTGTGGTAGACACGCTAAGCCGCCGAGCCACAGGCGGCATACAAGTATGCTCATGGCACACCACCTGCACCCTGCACCGACAGGCTGCCCGTTTGAGTCGGGCTGTACGGTCTTGCGTCCATTACAGTGACGCACTCATTCACTTACCATTGTTTCACATGTTCTTCCGTATCCAACCTCGTACCTCTGACGCTGTTGCATTCCTGCAAGTCTCGCCTATCCTTGGCGTTGTGCTTGTTGAGTTTGCATCTGGTCATGCTTACGAGTACACCAACGTTAGCCGTCGTGCTATCGCTAACCTG